CTATTCCTTGTTATCCCCCTTTATCTTTTTAATCATTCCACCAACCTGATAAGGCCCAAAATAAAACACCGAGACCGCCAGGACCAGGTTGGAAAGCGCTTTGGCACAGGCCAGCACATGCGCCGCCCAGGTTGGGTTCCAAATGTAAATCATGGCGCCGGCCAAGAGAAGGGACACAAACGCCGAGACGATTTCGACTGCCAGGACCCGCCGGGTGATCGACCGGATCGAGCTTTCATCCATGGTCGTTTTGATAAAGGAATAGATCGAGTCCATTGCCTTCTGGCTGGCCTCGGTCTTTTCCTCGTCGGTAAAAAACAGCTTGTCGACTCCCGTGACCACCCCGTCAACGACCTTGCCGGCGGTTTCAGGGATCGCGTCAATGACCTTTTTCGTTGAAAAAAGTGATGTGAAAAACCCCATCCCCCTATCCTCTCTGATCCTGGTATTTTCCGCTGAAAAGCTGGTTTGACAGTTCAACCGCGCGCTGCCCAACGTCCCGGGCATATTTCGAGTTCAGCATTTCGGCCGCCGCCAGGTCAAAGTTTCTATCTTTGATGGCCGCGATCATTTTTTTGAAGCCGGACAGCCGCTTTCGCCCCAGATTAAATGCCATATTGGTCAAGGCATCCAGGCGCGCCTGGTTCAACTCCCATTTCCGGATCCCAAATTCATCAAGCAGGGAATCCACATCCGCCCGGGCGCCGGCAATGTCATTCTTGAGCATGACCATGGCCTCGGCTTCGGTGATTCCCCTGTCCTCGATGTTTCTGCCAACGCCAATGGTTATTTTACCGGCGCTGCATTTATAAGGCCTAAGCCTAAGGCCTTCATGTCTTATCAATTGCCTTCTAATGTTTTCCATGCCGGTCTGTCCTTTCCGATCTCATATATTCTTCAACCATTGAATTCACTTAACCAAAAATTTACGATAATTGACCAACAGCAAGTTTTTTATTTTTTAACATTTCCTATCCTCCCAAGTCCGACGGTTTTAAGTTCCGACTTGATAACGGCGACATCCTTTTCGGTCTCTTTGACGGTGTTATAGATTGCCATTTGGAACCCAAGGTTTCCCACGACCAGAAGAACCAACAATGAAAAAAGTTTGAAGTCGACCTTCGCCTTGATCGCCGCCCACATGTCGACATGATTAAAGTGGTTTTCGTCTATTCGTTTTTCATGCTGCCGCAAAAGTTCTGTATGTGCGGCGTGACATCTACAGGTGTCGTCGTTGTCTGGTGACATGCCCCCCCCCTTTTTTTTTCTCCCTAAGACACATCGATAAAGTCTATTGATAAACCTGTTAGCGCGCCATTATTAAAATTATTTATAAAATCAACTACGGCAGAGCTTAAAACAGGATCGAAATTCAAATCGTCGAAAGGGTTGACATCGTTAAAATTATCGATACCGGTTTTTGACATCATTCTAGCGACGGGAAGGTTTTGCGGTCTGGTGTATGTATCACCATTATTTTCATGGATTAAATACGTAAAAATGCAGAAGTTAAGCATATCGTCGCCACTTCTTTTCGCGCCTATCGCGACTGAAAAAGCCGCTATCGATTCACCCCACCAGGCGCTTGGATCGGCGTTATGGTAGACTTGTTGTATATGGACGGAAGCATTTTCAAATGGACTATGAAAGATTAAATCACTATAAATATCGTGTGTTTCTAGTGGCGGTGTCTGATAGTCTTCAAGTGTTGTCCCTTCCGAATCAGAAGAAACTATAAAAGATCTGTCTTGTTGATTAATGCAAGAAACAACTTTACACATGCCGCCCCTGCAAACCAATGGCTGGAAGCAATCCATATACCTATTCCAGTATAAAAAATATCGTGGTTCATTGTTTGGCCCAAGATCATAACCAACCGCCTCTGTTGTCACGTCGGTTTTGTACGGACCATATGTGCTTTGAAGCGTGTCACCGGTATGACTTGGCGGCCCATCGTCATAAAAAACTTCATCGCAATCCCATTCACCTTCATCATATACTGTGCGCGTTCCAAGAGACCACGAACGGAAAGAGTCCTCATATGTAGGAAAAATATCAAAGTGATAATCGTCGACCAAATCGTTCAGCGAATTTACAGGATCAACATAGCTTTCTGTGATAGTATTCGAAATACTGGCGACATCGGTATTTATAGCCGACTCTGATACATGCGCCGCCAACCAGCTATTAACCTGCGTTGTCTTTTCACATGGGAAGGTCGGCGGGTTATCAGGTAAATTCCCGCCTATTCTTTGGCCAACAATGTCATAAATCAAAATAGCGCTTCCGGTCTGGATCCTGATATATCTTGATTCACAAGGCTTCGGGTTGTTCTTGAAGCCGATAACCTTCGGTTGGCCGTTTATGCTGTACGGATCAAATCGAACGAGAACGGCATCACCAGGTTCAAAAACAACGTGGTTACAAGACATATACTCTATCGGCGCGCCTGTGATCGTATTAACGACGTTAATATCAATACCCATAATGCTGCTGTTGCATTGATCAAGAACGACATCACATCGATTATTATCATGGTCAATCGAAATGATTTCGCCATAACGGTATGTTGGCCGCCATTTCTGGATGGCCGGCATCAAGGCAAAATTAAAAATAGCTGTTGAAACGGGCAATGTTTTTACCGGCGTTTCAATACCGTCCCTGGCGCCGTTATATGCGTTCATACCCTGGTAGCCTGGCTGTATTTGGATGCCGTTTTTGCGTTCCGTCCCTATTTCAATGGTGCCTACTTCACCGGCTAAACCTGGCGACAAATCAGCACACCAGGCATCAACCTCTTCAGCCGCATCAACAGCGCTTTCAAGCCGGTTTATTTCCTTCTCAAGCGCGACTTTTCTTGCGTTAAGAAAAATAAACCTTGCACCTATCGCGCCTGTATCAATTTCGGTCTGAACAGCCGCCAGTATCCCGTTTAGCCTGTTCAAGCGCATGTTGGCCCTGTCAGTATATAGAGAAACGCGCACCACATAATGGCCGGCGCCATTATCTCGAACTATGACGGCCTTCCCCATTATTCGGAAACTTCCATATATTGGTTTTTTTCACCGATGAAACATGTGATTGTGTCCACGATAATTTCGTTTTCGCCGAATTTTGCCGTATGGCCTGGTTTTAAGTAAAAATCAGGTTGCGCGCATCGATAGCGTAAGGTTCCATCTGCATTCATGAATTCAGAAACAATGTTATCAAGCTCGGCAAAACCAGGCCCGAAAGACTGATCGCCATAACCAACCAGTGTTATTGATTGAGAACGCGGTCCACGATCAAACCGGATTGAATAAAAATCGGCCCGCAATAATTCCTCTCGTAAGGATTCTAAGCCGCCAATGCTCGCGACCATATCAATGATAAGCTGACCGTCCGGCCTACCCTGAACGGCTTCTAAATCGGCTTGAGAGTATGGGATTACAAAAGAGAGATAAGACTTCGTTTCGCCGCTGCGCATCCGTAATTGAATTGACTTTGGTGCCGTCAATTCGTAGTCTTGAATACCATTGGCGTTGCCAGTGATTCTGGCAAAATAACGATAAACGGCGTGTTCCTTGTTCTTCCGTAACCAAAGGGAATAGTTCAGGCCGCCTGAACCGGACACAAAGCCGATACCAGACACTGAAAAAGCGTCTTGTTCCAAACCGACCATTTGCCCCGACGCAAAGCCATAAAGGCCAACTCTGCCGTACATCCATAATGGCAATTCTTCAGACAGGGCATTGAACCCGTCTGGTATGGTTCCAAGGAATTCAGAACGCTTTGTCTTGATAGTTAGTTGACGATTTCCATATACCGTTGAAATATTAGCGCTTGCGCATGGATACATGTTTTCACCAACCATCGAATAATTGATGTCTGTTGGATTGTATCCACTCGATGGGTTGCCGAACAAAATCCATGTGTCATTTATTCCGAACCAAATTCTTCCGTTGTCAAGATTAACGGCACATTGTAAATAATCGCCAGAATCGGCCGCCGTTGTTGATGTATTAACAATACTTCCGTTAGATCTTACGTCCCCATCGTTGCAGTCAAAGCCCGTTCCTGTATTACTACTATCCCCACCGATACGATATTGATCTATCGCGTGTTCGCTGTCAATTAAACCTATCCCGTACCCATGCCCGGAACCGTCATACTGCTCCAAAATGATTTCAAAATACCATTGACCGCCATTTTTAAAACCGACCGTTCGAGCCAATGCTGAATCATCTGTCTGGTTCTCAACAACAAAACGCATTCCATCGGCTTCAAGATCAATATGGCTTGATTTATCGCTTTCATTAAACCGGAAATCGTCAAGTGGACCAATTGGCGTGGCGACATACTTAGCGCCTATTGATTCATCAATCCCGATGTCTGATTCGGCGTCATATGTTAATTCTTCAGACGCGCCTATCCCGCCGGACAGGACAAGGCTTTCAACAACGCCGATTGACTTCTCAATATTCCTGCCGATGGCTTCGGCCAAGCCTATTCCGGCAATACAGAAAACATTTTTCTCAATATTGGCGCCCGCCTGGTCTTGAACGCCAAGAACAGAAGGCAACGCGTCAAATTCGTTCTCCGTATCAAAAGAAGCGCCGGATATTTCTGAAAAGCGAATCGTCGATAATGATGCAACGTTTTTCTCAATACTCCGGCCAACAATTTCGCCAAGAGAGATTGAATCTATACCGACATCGGGTTCATAAAGGCTTTCGCCGTTTGGATCGGTTGCGCTGTAGGTGAGTAGTGAACCGTTTAGAACGTTATATGCGGCTTTGGTCCATGCTGCCGATCTATCATCATTGCTGATGAATAGATTGCTCATAAAAAACTCATGTTTAGAACCATATATTGGACGATAGCCGACAACTTCCAATAAAAAATTATCTGTTGTAACTGTTCCACTATCAAAAAACGATCCATCAATATAAAGTGAGCAAGTACTACCATTTCTGGTTACAACAATTTGACTCCATTCATAATTAGTAAAGGCCGGATTAGTTTGAAATGCAGTACCACCAGTCACATCTAAATCGATATGAAAGGTATCTGAAAAACCATAAAAAGCTAAACCTTGATAACTACCGCCACTCACGTTCCTTGTAATAACAGGCAGGAAAAGCCCCGTGATAATCTGTTGCCTGTTATACACAAAACTGATCGTGAAATCTCCTGAAATGGTAATCGGCAGGCTTATGTAATCATCGATTCCATCAAAATGAGCGTAAGCAAAATCATCATCCTCATCAAATACCATACTCCCATAGATGGTCCCATCATTGCCGTTGTCGGTCGAATCGGTGGCATCATCTCTCAAGTGCAAAACTGATAAAAAATTCTCATCCCAAACGGCCTGTGCAGCCGAATCACCGGTTTCACCAACATAAGAAATATTTATCCCACCGGTTTCTATTTTAATAACTGTGGCAACCGAAGAAGAAACAGTCGGAACGCATACCCATAAAACCGCCTCATCATTGGTCGTATCCCAATATTCGATTTCAACATAGCATTCCGTCGAATCAACCGTGGCATGCAAGTTCTGCCAGTCGGTCGATCCTAATCCGGACATGAACCCGGTCGATGATTCGATTTTTATACCAACCGGAAAGTCAGTTAACGCCGAATCTATCTTTGTATGGTCAATCGAATAATATGCTGTCGGCATTGAGAAAAACCCTTAAACGTCCGAACCGGTTACGGTCATGTAAACCTTAATCACATCAGCGTCAACTATCCCGGTAATTGCGCCGGCACTAAATTGAGCGACCGGCCCGAGAATTCCACCGCCGACGGTATCCCCTTTGACGCTATTGGACACCAGCGAACACCCATAAATAGTGGTGTCCGTCCCGTCCATTGTAAACGTCGCTTTATTGGCGCTATTAGTGATGGTCTTAGAAGAAACCCCGCCTTCTTGCCATGTCTGCCTTACTGTTTCATCATATCCCGTTGCTTCCGTATATCCTGGCGAAGCGTAGGTATTTGACGCCACCGGAGTATGGTTATTAGAGAAAAGCGCGAGATACCATGTCGTAATTTGAGAACCGCCGGAAAGCGCGACGTCAAGGACATGATTTATAAATTCATCCGGACAAAGGTTTTCAACGACTCTTTCCGTCAACATAACACCCTTACGCCAGTGTTCGACATGCCAGACAGAACCGATTTTTATTTTCTGACGTAAACCGAAAAAACTTTTAATTCTCTCAATGATACAACCGGTGATCGTGCCGAATGCCATTTTAAAAGACTTCATGCCAACTTCTCCTTGAAATAAAACGTTATTTCTGCTTCGCCGTCCCTTTGTATTTCGCAACGGTAAACAAGCGCTAAAAAGCTACCTTCCCAGAATGTAAGCCGCACTGTTTCAGCGTTTTTATAGATCTCTTTTAACAGCTTCTTTTCTTCTTGAGACAACCGGCAATTGATAGAAAAATCCCTGTCCGTATCGGATACGCCGTGGTTTGAAAAGTGGCTCGAACCGTTCAATAATGCCGCTCTTGATATCCTGGCGGTACTCATATAGGCGCCAGAATCCTGATAATTGCGTATTTTTAAACCTGGCCCTGGCAGTATTCTTGATAATGAAATCATGAGACGCCACCCAGAAGTAAAGAATCAACCCCTTCTTCACTCATTCTGATCTGTATAACTTTAAGTAATTCCCACATGATCATTTCAAGGTGCGGCTGCAATCCATCACCATTGACAGTAATCATGGCATCACCGCTTTTGATTCTGTTCGTTTTTGCGTTCATATATTTTATCTGTGCGTCGGCTAACTTTTCCTGCGTTTTGGCCATTTGTTTCCTGATTTCGGCCTCTTCTCTTAACGCCGATTGTATGGCCCAGACTTCGGAAAAACTTGCGTCAGAATCCCACTCGTTAAAAAGGCCTGTGATAGTCTTGCCAGTGTCCGCGAACATTTCCGAGACATTGCCGACCACGGCTTCAAGTTGTTTTGTGGCGGCTTCAACCTGTGCAATATCAAGCTTGGCCTTCCATTCAACGGCCGTTTGAACGGTGTCCGCTTGCGCCCTTATCTTTTCGATTTCTAAATTGGTTTCTATTTCAAGGCGCTTTTCCGCCGGTATTTCTTCAATCTCCTTTTTGGCTTTATCCACTGCTGAGGTGTCCACCGGAACCTTGATGGTCTCCCAGGTACCGGTGGACTCACGCCAGACTTCAAGAGATTGGAGTTTGTCTTCAGCTTCATCGGTATCGATCTCGACTTTTTTTGGCTTTTCAACAAGAACGCCCAATTGCCTTAAATCTTCGGTGAGTTCCTCTGTGCTATAACTGGCATTCTCCATGCCTTTGACGATGGATAGATTGCTTTCATAGGCGGCATCGGCCATGTTCTCCATGGAAGGTGCAACCTTATCGGCCTCGGCATAAATCCGGGCAATATCCTCATCAACCTCCTTGGCAAACCGCAGCGACTCTTCGGCAAGCTTGTTTTTCGATGTCCACTTGGCGATCTCCTCGGATGCCTTTGCGCCAGCCACGGCAATGCCAGCGATTCCCAGTGCAACCGCCGCAATTGGATTGGCGGAAAGAAGGACGATGGCTTTTCCCAGGCCGGTAATTGCAGTGGTCACCACGCCAATGGGGATGGATACCGCTGTTAGTCCAGCCCCTATCCCGGAAATTGTTCCAATAAGGCTTTGCGTGTCCTCATCAAGATTGTTGAACCAATTGATTAATTTTAAAATGTATCCACCAACTTCAACAAAGACCTTGCCAATCGTGGCGCTGACACGGGTAATGCTTCCGAGGGTATCAACAACCTTTTGGATGGCGGCCGTAAGGTTCTCGGGTTTGCTGAGATCAGCACCGTCGAATAAGCTGCCAATAATCCCTTTAATCTCACCGAGCGCATTCAGGAACCCTGAATAATCCACGCCCTCGAGGGCCTCCGGTATATTTTCTGCGAGTTCCTTGAAATCCTCTTCGACGCCTTCAAGAAAGTCGTTCAGGGCATCGATCAGCGGATCGAAAGTCCCTTCGTCCACCGCGTCTTCAAGCGAATTCAGGATTGCCGTGATGCCGTTGATCGCTCCGGTACCGGCCTCCTGAAAATCATCACCGATCGATGACGCCAGGTTCTTGAATCCCTGGACCAGCCGGTTGATGGCCACTTCGGGGTCATTTAAACGCTCGGCGACCTCCTTGGCCGCGGAGCCTGCAGAATTCATGGCCGTGGCGGTGATCTCCGAGGACTTGGCCAGGCCGTCGAACACCTCGACCATGCGGGCACTCTGCTCGATGCCCACCAGCTGCTGGGTGACGAATAATTTTTGATCCTCATCCAGCGTCTGGAAGGCCTTGCTGACATCCAGGAGGATGTCCTTGCCGGACCGCAGGGCCCCGTTTGCATCGGTTTGCGACACACCGATGGATGTTAGCGCTTCCTGCACAGGCTTGGTGTCATCGATCAGCTTCAGCAGGCCGGTTTTAAGGGCGTTGGCCGCCTCGTCTCCCGACCGGAACACCTCGATTACCGGTGTCAGCAGGCCAGCGGTTTCTTCCATCGAAAAACCCATAGTCCGGGCGATCGGCGAAAGGGTTGCCATTCCAACGCCGAGCTGTTCGATGTCGGTGGCATAGTTATTCGATACTTCGTTGAGAATATCCAGCAGGCGGCCGGCTTCGGAGGCGGGCTCTTTAAATCCCTTAAGGGAGGCAATCAGAATCTCGCTTGAAGTCGCCGCGTCGACGCCCCCGGCGATGACCAGGTCCATGCCGGTCTTGGCCAGTTGCATGGACGCTTCGACGTTATACCCGGCCTGCACATAATTGGCGGTTGATGCGAGGATATCGGATGCCGCTTCACCATAGGCGTTGGAAAGGCCCTTGGCATTGGACTTGGCTACCTCCAGGACCTCCGCATTATCGCCGGCAACCTTCTTCAACTCGGTGAAGGCGCTCTGCAGCTTGGACGATTCACTGTAGGCATAGGTCAGGCCGGCAGCGGCGAGACCGGCCAGCACGGCATCGAGCTTGACCACGGCAGTTGTGAAATCCGCGAACGGCCGGGCCACGGACGCCACCTGATAGTTGAGATTATCGAGGCCACGGCCCACCGCCGTAATGGCGGTACCGGTATTGTTCGTGCCCTCGAAGAGGATTTCAATTGTACGTTTGAGGTCAGCCATCTATTTGCCTGTTTTCTGCTCGTCGTAAAAGCGGGCCCACAAGCCAAGCTCGACGTCGGTGAGGAACCCCTGGGGAAAAAGATCCGGGATCGCTTCGAAAAGAAACCGTTGCCCGCCCATGCCCCTGGAACAAAGCGCCAGTGCCGCCTTTACCCTTGGGTCGTTCCAGAGGCGATCAATTCCCCCTGGGGCACCTGCCCCATGCCGGTAAGGGAAAGAATCTTCGAGGTGACCTGGTAGAAGGTCTCCGGACAGTTGGCGGCAAGCTTCACGCAATCCTCTTGCTCGAGATTTACCGACACCACGCCGAATTCGCATATGGCGATCCGATAGACCAGGTCGTTCGGCACCTCATCAGTCAGACCCAGGGCCTGCTGCAGGCCCTCTATCTTGCTGGAGGCCTTCTCACTGACGATCTTTTCCACCAGCTCATTAATGGCCGTGTTTTGCTGGATCCGCTCCCGGGCCCTGGCGATTTCCTGACCGGTTAGCCCCTGAACGGTCAGCTCGGCCTTTTGGCCATCATCGAAAAAGGCGGACAGGGCCGGTACCGGTACCGTTGCCGTTCGCCTTTCAAAGTTTGCCTGTTTGAATTTTTCAAGATTCATTAGCTGCTGTACCTCACGGACGGTTTTTCACAGTAAACAGTGGCCGAAAGGGTGTTCGGTGAGTTGGTCGGAAAATCCGTGTCCACGCCAAGCATGCCCTGGCTGAGGATATAAGGGGCCTTGTTTGCGTCCTGCCAGAACTTGACGGTAATGGTCTCGCCTTCTTCCCGCAGGATGCCATCGGTGATGTTGTCGTTCGTGTAGACGGTGAAAGACACATCGCCAACCGAATCCGCTTTCATCGAGCCAATGGCGCCCGATACACCCGAGCCCTCGTAAATCGACACACTGCTTTTGCTGATTCCAAGTGCAGCGGGTTTGAAATCAGACACGCGGGGCATCACGGTGAAAACCGGCACATAATATTTGATGTAGGTTCGTTTCGGTACGCCGCCGTCGTGGCTCAGGGGGAGAGCCTCGTTGAATTTGATGTGGGAATTCTTTTCCGCCGAGCTGGTGGCATTGATACCGTTGCCGATATTGAATGTCTCCGGTACCGGATAGTCGGAATACTCGGCATGGTTGCCGATATCCTGGTAAATTTCATCGGATGCGATCACGGCCGCCGTCTGACTGCTGAACCTGACCTGGCCGAGCTCCACAGAATCCACCGGGATCAGGGGCGGGCCGCCGGCGGATCCACGAGTCGTGGAGAATCCGGTGCCTTCGGTGCCTTCGACCTGGGCGATATTGCCGTCCTCATCCATCGTGACCGAGCAGATTTTATAATCGTCGGTGGACGGCCGGGTCAGGGCCAGGCTGGAGGCGGCCACCTCATGAAGCGTTCCCTTGCTGTAGGCGGTGAACGCAGCGACCGTCACCGTGTCGTTGCTGGCATGTGAGGACAACAGCTTCTGACCGGACACGATGCCGTTGGGCCTGACATCCGGCTCGTAGCCGGACTTCCCGGACCAAAGGTTGTCACTGCTGGTAAAAACCTGATGGTCGCCAGAGTCGGCCATGACCGCAAAATCAACCAGGGTGCGGCCCAGCTCGACAGCGATCTTGGATTTCTGGGATGTTGCCATTTGAAAATCTCCTATGTGGTTAAGGTGTAGGGATCGCCGATATCGGTTTCGTAGGTCACCTCGATGGAGATGCCGACGGTCAGCACGGTTTTGGACAGATCCATGTAATCATCGATGCCGCCGTTGACGTAGACCATGTCTGACGCACCGGAAGGGATTGAACGGAGAGCGGCCGTAATCAGTTCGCCAAGCACCGCCTCGGCAAGCTCGGATGGATTGTTCGACCCAATCTTTACCAGGCAATAGATGTCGACCTGCATGGTGCATTGATACGACCCGTATGTTGTGCGCTCGACATCTTCCTGCCTTGGCATGACGGCAATAATCGGGAATTCATGGACGTCAGGATCGTAGTTTTCATATCCACGCACAACCGTGGGAGAACCGATCACCGTGAAAGAAGCATACCCATCCAAGGTCGATACAATCCCGGCAATGATCTTCTCTCTTATCGTGTCCGCCATCAGGCAATCCCCTTCAAAACCACATCGACCTCATGGGCGAAATTGGTGCCCAGCTTCTGATCGGCTGCCTTCTGCAGCTGGGCCCAGTTCTCGGGTGTGTTGTAGACGATCTCCGGATGAGGCGCCGAGAACGTATCCAGTCGGGCCCGGGATCCGATCTTGCCTCCACTGCCCGGCGGACCGTACCTGCCGTAAAGCTTCTCATGCTGGCCCCTGGGATTGCCCGGGCGCCGAAAAATGATATCCCTCCCAGACCGTTGCCCGGGAGCCTTGAACGCCCGGGGAATGAGTTTGATGCCGGTCGACTTCTTGACATTCACCGACACGCCCTTTTTGGTCTGCCGGGTACCGGCGATGTCGGTCAGGTGGACATGGTCGCCGGTTGATTTGACGGATGAGGACAAGTTGGCAAAGGTGGCCTTGTTGACGGTAATACGCTTGCGGACAGCCGCGGCCTTGTAATTGTAGTCCCGGCGAACGAGCTTGACCATTTCGGTCTTGGTGTTGTTCGCTGTTTTGTTCAGGGCCCGGGAAAACGCTTTGGGAAAGCCGTCCTTGACACCGTAGAGCATCAGCTTGGCTTTACTCAAACTCGACTTGTTCAGACTGACTTCCATTTATTCAGCCTCCACCGACGCCTTGCCCTCGTATTCCGTCCACGAGTCCGGATAGTCGGCCATCGACCGGACCGTGTAGACCGTGCCATCGATGGTGAATGTCTCACCGCGTTTGACCTTGCGGTCCAGGTTTGCCCGCTGGTAGCTGATCGTGGTTTGCGGCTCGGCCACCTGGACGGATCCGCCCGGCTGATAGCTGTTGTCGACACCGAGGATCATGTTGAAGGTATCCGGCTCTCCGGTAAGGGGGGTGAACGTGGCCTCGACACCGAACTTTTCGGTTGAGTAGAGATTGGCCAGCGCCATTTTGGCCGCGTCGGAGAATGCCATCAGGTGGTGTTCCCGGAACGCTTATCGCGTGCCTTTTGAACAACCTCGGCCAGTTCGGCTTTCTTCAGCGCATACTCGCCGGTGATTTCGTCGTATCCATTTGCTTCTTCCAACAGCTCCCCGCGCGACATTTCACCGATAGGTTTGAGCGCTACTGCGGATTCGGCAACGGTTGTATCTTCGACCGAAACAGAAGCGGATCTTCCTGTAAGCTTCCTGCAGGCAATGATAATGTCGTACCGGCCCCGAAGTCTGAACGTCCGCATACGCTTGCCTGAATTCAGATCCCGACAGTCGCTTATCCTGGCCTCCGCCAGTGACAAGAAACCGCCGGCCTCCAACGTGGCAATGGCCACTTTTTCTTCGTCTGTGAGCAGTGAATCGAAATCAATCATGGTTCACCATTTTGGCTTTGGGCGCCGTTTTCAGCGCCCGTTGGTTATTTGGTGGTGATGTTGGAAAGCAGATAGGAAACAGCCGCGGCGATGTCGGATTTTACACTCCCATTTTCGTCATAGGACTTGATCAGGCGTTCATCCGAATCATGGCGCACACGGACCACATCGCTTCGCTTGGTGGTTTCATAGTAGGACTCCACCACCGGTTCGCCGCTGCCCGGGGATTCCTCGGTCCAGACAAACGTCCGGCCGATGCAAGGATCGGTGATATCCTGGGATTGAGAGCAGATAGTCAGCATGGCATACTCGTTGTCCCAAAGATCCGCGATGGATGAGTCTTGCCCCTTGTCGGCGTTGTCATAAACCGCGCCGCCCACCAGCACCTGCTCAACGTCAAAGATAGCTGCCAGTTGCTTGCTGGTAAGGTTTTCCATGTCGATCATGTTGAACGTGTAGAGCAAGCGGTCAATAATTTCAGCGCAGCTTTTGAGGTCTAAGAACGTTGAGTAGGAAATGATCAATGTGTTGGGCAGCATGCCGCATGCAGAGCGAACGGCCTTCTTGGCTGCCTTGACATCCTCGATCGGCGTGGCGTTATTCGCATCGTCCCATTCGTTGGTAACCGCATTGGGTGTGAAATTGGACGCGTTGAAAATTTTGTTGGCAACCCGGCTTTCCTTGGACAGCTGGATGATTTTCTCCGCCCGTTGGGTGGCCACAGCCTCGGCATCGAACAGGCGGGCATAGAGTTTGCGCTCTCTCTCGTCGATTCGCTCTTCCCAGCCGTTTTCCTTGGTGGCGTAAAAGCCCATCTCGAACTCCCAGTCGCCGGACGGATAGCCGCCGCGCATGGCTCTCCGGGTGTCCGGGATTTTCAGCATGACTTCCTTGGGGATGACCGGAAATTCTGCTGACTGCTCGGACACCGGAAAATACGGCATTACCCGGCCACCGATAGCCGCGGTCATGGCGGTTTCACGAAATTCGCTTACCAGCTGCGACAGGTCCGGACGGCTGACAGCGGTATCATTTGTCGGTTGAGGCATTGCTTGTCTCCTTTTGAAAATTTTTCCGTGGTTACTGGTTACGTCACCGTGGTGGTGTCCGTGTATCCGTATGGCAGCACCTCGATGATGCTTCCGTCCCCGCTGGCCGCTTTCATGGCGATGCCGATCTTGCGGTATGTGCCGGCACTGGCCGGCAAGGCCTGTATTTTCCCATCATCGGCGGCATAGACATCCGCATCCTGCGAAATGGCGCCAGCCGCGCAGATCTCGACGGTACCGGGCTTGTTCACCGGTTCGATGGAAACATCGCCCCCCACATCGACGTTAAGCTTGCTGACTCCAATGGGCTGGTCCGTGCTGGTCTCGGTGTTGTAAACCGCCTCGCCGCTGGACAGTTTCAGCAGTCGGTGGTTGGCCAGGGCCGAACCGGCGACAAGGTTAAGATCCATTCTCTGTTGCATCGTTGTTCTCCTTGCAGATCCGTGTTTGGGTTAAGGTGGGTTATTGTGTTTCGCCACCGCGCCGGTTGGCATCCTTGATGTACTGCTGATGCAGTTTCGGATGGCTCTTGACCGCCATCTGCATGGCCTTGAACTTGCTGACCTTCTTCGTGGACATGGTTTCGTCAACGATGGCCATGAAGTCTTTGTCCCCCCCATTCCCCTCCCCTGCCCCGGGGTTCTCGGCGCCGGACTGGGCGATCGCCGCCAGCATGCCTTCCTTCGCCTTGTTGATGGCTTGCTCTTCCCCGCTTTGCTCCGGCTCCGGCCGGATGGCCTTGTACTGCTCAACGGTTACGCCTGTGTTGATAATGGCCTCGAACTTCCCGGCAGTTTCCTCTCCGAAATGGACCTTGGCCAAGCCGACGATGCGGTCTTTCTCGGCGGTGGTTGCTTCGGTCTGGACCTTGCCGGTGTCGACGCTGTCCGCCCCTTGCTGCCGGATTTCAGCGGATAAGTTCGGAAACATGGCCGTCAACTCGCCAGCAGTTTTGGGAGCAACAATTTCTTGATTTCCACTCATGGCGGAAAACTCCTTTCCAGGGGCTGCTGCCCCCACACGTGATTGATAAAAATAAAGCCCGGATTTCGGCGGCATGAGATCAACCGCCGCCTGCAGAGCATCATCAAAAGTTCCTGTTTTTTCGGCCAGGCCTGCATCGACCGCCTGCTGACCGATGAACACCCGGCCGCCCGCCATCTCCTTGAGTACTGTCTCGGTGCTTACGCCTCGGTTGCGGGCTACCGTTTCGGTAAAGATGTCGTAAATGGTGTCCAGTTCGGCCTGGATAACTCCACGATCGCGGTCGGACAGCGGCTCGATGTCATTGCCCACCCCCTTGAACTCTCCAGCGGTGATCAAGGTCCGTTTCCAGCCGTACATTTCATCCTCTTTGCTCGTGTCCCAATGCACATAGAGCACGCCGATGGATCCGACGTCGGCGGTTCTTTCGACGATCACCTTGTTGGCACCGGAACCGATCCAATAGGCCGCTGAAGTCATCATGCCGTTACCGAAGGCCACGATTGGCTTTGTCTCACGGGCAGAATAAATCAGATCCGAAAACGCCTCGGTACCAGACACGGTTCCTCCGGGGCTGTCGATGTCCAGGAGGATTGACGAGACCTTTGGATCGGCCAGGGCATTGTTGACGGCAAGGGTCAGGCGTTTGAGGTTTCCCCCCCCGTAAAGGAATGACCAGAAGCTCCTGCCCTTGGTGATGGTGCCGGTGATGGGGATCACGGCCACGCCGTTGCGAATTTGATAGCCGGCATCCTTATCCTTCTGGCTACCAACGGCCGCCATGTACTCAGCCACCTTTTCGGGACCCACCGTGGCCATGACGCTGTCAAGGGTGTCGATGGCTTCCGGGCGAATCCCCCAGAAAAAATCCATGTGCTGAAGCCGGGCTTTATTGGGCATTGTTGTTTTCCTCGGCGCCGTGGTTTGGTGTTTGGTCTGGTTCCGGTTCATCCAGAAGTCCAGCCGCTTTCCTGGCCGATTTTTCCTCTTTCAGCTGCCTGATGGTCGAAGCAAAATCACCATCACCGTTTTCGGCGATGATTCTCGCATCCGTCTTGACGCCCATTTCTTTCAGGATCTTGTTGGCGTTGGCCGCCTTGATCGGCTCAATGTCTCCCTTGGGAGCCCCGCGCCAATCACACCGGCAAACCTCATGCATCCGGTAATAGAAATTGCGAAACTTCAGTTCGTTGCGAAGGTAGGCTTCTTCCTGGAGCATGGTGAAAATCGGTTGGCAAAAGTCGCGACCGTGCCAGATCCTTTCCATGGAGAACACCCGCCAGGCCTCAAGCATGGCGGACCGGAAGCCGGCGTGATTGACCCCTTCCACATCCTTGAAAAGCACTGGGTAAGGGATGTTGTTGCAGGCCATCGAGATGGATTTCTTGACTGTCTTGGTAAACGGCTCGAAGGTGGTGCCCGGACGATTGGCGGCAAGCAAGTGCGGTTTTTCGCCGGCGTTCCCGTACATGATCCGGCCCGGGTAGGTTTCCTCGTAACGGACCGTACGCTGTGCCCCGTTGTAATCCGTGTGCCTGGAAATATCCGTCGCGAACTTGGCCGCCAGGTTGTAGGGATCGTCGGCAACCTCGATGAAATAGCTCAAAGCTGCCGTGACCACATTGGACACCAGCTCCGCGTTCAGCAGATCGTTGAAGTCACGCAAAAACTTGATTGCCGGGGCAAGGATCGGCATTCCCCTCACCTGCTCGGGATCCTTGCAAACAAATCCATGCAAAACATTGATCCGGTGACCGGTACGGACCGGTTGCCGAAGAAAATTGGATGATACATCCGGGAGGTGGGCTCGACCGCCGGCTGTCGCGCTCTTCTTGATCCAGATGTATTTCGCCTCACCGTATGGCCCCATCTCGATCCCATCACGGATGTTGGGATCCTGGGATCTGTCCACCGGTGTTTTCACTCGCATTGGGTTGATGAGCTGACAGGATAGGTAATATGGACGTATCGGCCTTTCATCCTTGATCATCGGCAGGAGGCAGAAATATTCTCCGTAACGCATCATGGAGACCTTGGAGAGATACTGGATATGCCCGAAATGCATGCGTTGGCCGGCATCGGCGAATGGTGCCCAACGGTTGAAAACGGCTGACATGGCGGATTCGAGGCGGTCTGCCGAGGATTGGGCAATACCCATTGCGTCGGCATTGATCATGGGCATGGGGAAAAGCCCGGATCCTATCACGGTGGTTGCGAATGTATCGATGATCCCCGCAGCATGGGGGTCGTTGTTCGACAAATCCACAGAGCGTTTGACAATATCCGATCGTTCCCGGGCCTCTACCTGGTTGGAGAATACCTCCTGGGGATTCCAGTTTTTGAGGGAACCGGTTTTCTTGGCGGCATCCCTACGCAGGGAATAGGAAACCGTCGGCCGGATGGCATCACCGTTCGGCCCGTACAAGATGGGCTTGCCGGTCATGGATGCCATGGCCTCCACGGCCTTGGTAAAGATCTGCTGCTGTGCTGCGTTGAACATCAATCCCGCCTCGGTCCGCCGATGTTTATGGTCAGGCCTCCGCCGTTCTCGCGTCGGTGCCGGGCCAGGAGTTTTTCCTCACGGGCATAGAGTGTTGATAAATTAGCCATAGTCCACCGCTTGCCGTCGGACATGGTTACATCCTGGCCAGATGTCTCTATCGCGCTGATGGCCGCCTGGACTTCCTCGATCTGTTCGAGGGTGGTTTTGATTGCCATGAAAAAACCCCATGAAATGGACATTGCCTATTGTGCAATATTCATAACATGGGGTTTTGGCCGAAAATGAAATCGTGACGAAAAAGGGGTTAATCGTGACGAATCAGGGCGAATCGGGGCGAATTAGGACTTGACATGTTTTTTTGGTCAAGCTTTTGTATATCTCAATCTATATGTATTCAAGCCGAATTCAAGGTATGGTATTGTAATCTGCACCGTGACCTTAAATGATTTCGGATGAGCGGAATATACATATCTGTAATCGGGCCAAAGTGGTAATTAGTTGGAGGGATCAAAGGAATCTGCGGCCGTTTTTCGCCTGTGATAGCAAATTGAAAGTCAACTAATCATCGAAAACGACAAACCCCCATATGTAGGTGCGACACGAGGGCGCAAGATGCCAGCGGGTGCAAGTCCCGCCCGGGAAATTGTCGGTTCATCCCGGTAGCTACCCAGACAGTGGGCTGGAGAGATCCACCTGCTGAAGCTCTGGGGACAGATGTAAGCCGAAAGGGCTGCAGCAACCTGGCAGGCCTTAACGCGAGTGAACCCTGAGAAGGCCTCGAAAGGACAGTCGGGGATGCCGACCCGCCCTATATTCGGGGAAGGCCGCAGCGGAGCAGGGCTGTAACCGACCCACCTGTTCCGGTCCACCGGGGTAATGGGGACACCATATCAGGAAGGTATCTTGGGTACGATAGACAGCAGCTTTACTCAGTATGCCCCTGATAAGCTGATTGGTGATAAGGCGTACGACAGCGATCCACTTGACGATCGACTCCTTGAGGCTCGAGGTGTCGAAATGATTGCCCCTCATCGCAAAGGACGGAAAAAGCCGAACACCCAAGACGGCAGAAAACTGAGACGCTATCGGCGTAGATGGAAGGTGGAGCGTCTGTTTGCCTGGCTTCAAAACTTCAGGCGGTTGATTGTTCGGTACGAATACCATGTAGAAAATTTCCTGGGCATGGTTCATCTTGGTTGCATTAAAATACTACTACGGTTTTTTTGAGATGGCTTCTAGTTAATCAGATGCTCTTTTCCAGAAAATACCGCACCTTGACGTTGGTGAAAGTGGTCAACTGTACTCGGGGATGAAACCTTTTTTCAATTCCATCCCTGAGCAGTTTGGCGCAAAGCACCAGAATATCGCGAGTGCTCGTGTTTTGCTTTATAGGATTAGTCGATGATCCTTTGCTTTAATGGCGCGGTCGGCTGGCGTACCACGCGATAGGCAGCGAGATAGTCGTTGCCGCTAACAGCCGCTGTGAAATGATTTGCTAGCCCAGTATCTACCTGCTTTCCATCGCGGCGCACAAACAAGTGGCCCAATCCGGTGCGAGCAAAGTCTTCAAGCTCGCTCAAAGTCCCCAAAACAACCGAGGCTGTGCCAATCTCATCATCTCCTGTGCCCAAAAGCCAATTGAAAAAGTCAGTAACAAGACCGCTGGCTTCGATCAGGGCAAGCAAGACTCCCCCAGGGGGAAAAAAATAGGTCGCAGCGGCAATTGATAGTTTGACTGCGGCATCCACCTCATCCCGATAGGCGTCTGGATCCCCTTGATCGTGCTCCATGAACACTGTGGTGAGCGACATGCCCGCCTGAAAATCGGACACATCGGCAGCCCAACAAGCGGCTACCGGACCAATCCGGGTTTCATCGCTATCTACATCGCCGTATACGCCCGACCCGTTAGCGGTCAGCGGATGACGCTCGGTACGCACAATATTGGTGCCATCCGTTGTAATATGTACTGCACTGGTTAGGATGTAGATCTCATCCGAACCTACAGAATCTAAACCAGTTTCATCTCGACAATGCATTCCCTGATAAGTGATGGTAAATCGCTCAGGTGCCAAAATTTGTTCTTCAAGCGGTTGCAGGGCATGTGGCTGCGGTATAATGGCATGGGCAGAACCTAGAATGCCATTGTGGGTTTGGGCACCTGTCTCGAACATAAACTGTGCTCCAAGCTCGTTTACCAAACCGGGCCGCAACACTGACCGAGCCGCAAGCGCATTGGGCGTCCGGCTGCCTTTTGTTATTCCGGCCGGAATCTGTGTATCCGAGGCACCCAGCGGCCCGAGGATCCGCATGCGCACTGCTGGTTTAATCGTATCAAAATTTGCGACAAGCCGGGTTGCAACCTCTCTTGAGATATCCAGATCGATAAATGATTGAGTCATATCCCTCTCAAAATCATTAGAAAGGTTTGCGTGGGTTGAAAAAATGCGTAATGCCTTGATTGTTAGCGCAACAATGTCAGGCTCAAGGGTCGTACGAAGTGAACGTGCCAT